CTGCGGCTGCATTACCGCGTCGATGTCCTGAACGATTTTTGCCGCTTCCGGGATGCTGTTAACGTCCCCACGGGCATATGCGGTTTTGAGGATGTCGGTACGCTTGCGCTCTTCCTCAATCACTGCAAGGTTTCGCCTGTTATTGGATCGATACGTCAACCACGTAAAAAGCGCGGTCACCACCGCACCCAGGGCGAACAGCACATCCTGTAATGTCAGCATGGTCAGAAACCCTGTTATAGCGCTCCAGAAATACGACCAAAAGCCGTTGCTTGTATTCATACGGTACATGCTCTCACCTCGCTGTTAATGCGGGTGCTGTGAGTAGTCGAAGGGTCAGGCCACGGACACTCGGTTAAGCAATCGATGGGGGTTGATTGTCCGGGCCTGAAAATAAAAACCCCGGCATTAGCCAGGGCAAGAGGATGTTCTTTTTCGAGTTGCTTTGATGAGAATGTGTGGTGGCCGGTACTGAACTCCGGCTTAGTGACGATAGGCGTGGACTGGACGCCTCGTTTTATAGCTGCGAGTGTGCTACGCCTGGAGCTAGCTTTTCGCACCTGTTCGACCTACCCCAACTACTACCAGCCTCGAACAGCTCTCGTTCACCTGATTAACGCATCAGCCTGCGCATTCACCACAACGGAAAGAGCACTGCATGACGTTTGCACGGACTTACCTTCCTTTCAGGCAGTCTCGGCGGTTCTCAATGCTCTTACCTGTTATGGGCTCCGTTTCGTGGAGCTGACGGCGGGTGATCAATCCGCACCTGTCGGGTACTTATTTTCAGCGTTAATGCTCGTGCCCGTGAGTAAGCTTACTCGTGAGAAAACTTATTCCCGGGCACAAAAAAGCCACCGTAGCAACTTAAGAGTCACTAACGGCAGCTTATGTGTTTATCATTGCTCAATTGATCACAGATGTCAACACAATCTATGCGACATGTCTGATTTTATCGACACGTTTGCGACTGTTAAATGCATTAACCATCGGCTGGTAAAGCATGAATAGTGACGCATTGAGAATTTCGTCCACCTCTCTGCGACATGTGACCAGTGAAGGTTTGCGCACCCTATCGCCTCCCCGTCCTGACATTTTGCGGGGACTTGCGGTCTTGTGGTAGTAGGATGATATGGCGTACCTGGATGAGCCGTGAGAGTAGTAACTAAGCAGAATGCCGAAGGCCTTTGTGTCGATGCGCATAACGGAATCTACGACCTGAGAAATCAACATTCCGTCATCGTCATTGCACATTGGCCGCGTCATTACCCTGGACGGCTCAACCTTCTCCATGAACTGCGCTATAACGCTGCTCATGCGCTTTTCAAGTCTACCTGAGTAAACCCATGCCCCCCATAATTCAAGCCAGCCGTTGAGCCAGTCATGCTGTTCTTTGTTTAGGTTTAGCTCTCTCGTCCTCACGCTGCGTCTCCCCCATCCGGATGAATGCCAAGGTTCTTCTGTAAATCCCTTTCAAGGCGCTCCAGACCTTCTATTACATTTCGGAGGTTCTCCTTCTGGTGTCGGATACTTTCCAGCATCTCCCGGTCTTTGTGGCGCTGATGTGCTGAGTTGATGTCTGTTACTGACATGAATAGCCTCCTGACAAAGACTTGATGAACCGGTATTTGCACATTACGTAATTACCCTTGCGTATAGCCCTGAGCGATTTAAGGCGCATTTTGTGCCGGTAGCTCTGGATGGGTAGCCAGACAAAGAGAAGCGCCGCCCAGACGCCAACAGCGATGTAGAATTCGATATTCATGCCGCTTCCTCCCGTCTGTTACGCAGTTCTTTAAGCTTCTGCTGATACTCCGCCTTGATTGCCTTGCACTCATCGATAGTCCAGCGATGTCGGTTATGGTTGGATTCAATGTCCACCACCTGCTCAATGCCTATCCGCCTGATTAGCTCGGCCCGATACGGCACCAGATTTCCGCTCTTGTGCTGATTACATACCGAACATTGCTTCCAGATTTGTCGAGGGTCGAACCTTAGCTGTGGTGCTGCGGCCGTGGTGCGATAATGGCCGGCATCCCATTGAGCGGCGCTCATCGTTCCACACGAAACGCAGGGAAGATCTCTGTCTCTTTCTCTGATGTAGGCGTTTACTGCTTGCTGGGCTTGCTTAATCCAGTAACTACGGGGTTTTAGTGCGAGGCGTCTTACTTTGAGTTTGTCTTTTTGCTGCTGTTCTTCTCGTCGTCGCTTTTTGTCTGCTGCTTTTTCCTCTTTCTCTCGCTCTCTGCTCCGCTTTGCCAGCGCCAGTTTTGTTCCGCATTCCGGTGAGCACCACCATACATTCGCAAATTTGGGGTGGAACCACTCCCGGCATTCTTCATTTTTACATCGCCGTCTGATGCTGCGAGACATATTCCCTCCAGTGCTTAACCATGATTTTATGAGGTACGCGAAGATGCACACCGTTAGCGCTTGCCCATTGCTTTATTGCTGACGGGGTGCGATTCAGGGTTTCAGCTATCAGAGCGACCGGCACCTTTCCGGCGACGCGCCTGATGTAGTCCGTCTCACGCTTCGTGTAGGGCTTACCGGGTGAGTTAGGTTTAGCCATCTTCTTCGTCCGTCATGTGTTGATTGGGGTCGCGATATACCACGCTCTCCAGAGCACAGGATTCGCAACAGTAGGTTTCGTCTTCAGCTAATGGGTTAGTGCAGCTACAGCAGTAACCAGCGCGGGTAATGGATTGCTGTTCGTAATGGTGGGAGGATTCAGGAGTTAGCATGATTAGCGTCCTGCATCATGAGAAAAACAATCATCGCGGCGCGGAGTGGGTTAGCGTCTGCGATAGCGATATCCCAATTGCAATAATGTGCTGCCCATTTATCACTGGCAGTTCCAGGGTTAATCCCTATTTTATTGGATAAAATAATCGGCCACGCGTCGGCGGGGTTGTTGCATGGGTCAAACTCACCCTCCTCTGCTCGTTCTACTGTCCGTAACCCGATATGAAATGCCACCTGCTTATTAATTTCGAAATCACTTAGCTTGCTGTAGTCAGTCATGTCTTTTCCTCGCACGCATACGGTCCCATTTCACCTGGGTGAGATGGGCGGTATACGGGAATGATTTAATGTCGGATGGGTTTGGTTCTGGCTTGCGTTTAGTGCGGGTTATGACGCGGAAAATCATATTGTCTATCGCTATTTGGGTAACGCTTCGTCGTCGTGTCATGCTGCCTTCCCTGTTCGTTGGGCCCATTCGTATTCCCGGCGAGAATCATCACTCCACCTGACGTTTCGCTCAGCGCCGAACCAGAACATGATTTCGATTAACTCCGTCATGCTGGCTTTGCGCATTTTGCTGGTACGAACGCCGAGCAGCACAACGCCGCCGTCAATTCCGGGTACGCTTCGTTGCTCAAGCTTCTTCGTCTTCAGCCATAGCGCGGTGAAAATGTCTTTCCAGTCTTCAGGCGCTAACCGCTGTCCATGCCAGAGAACCTGACGCGAGACGTCCTGAAGCATCGGCCAGAGACGGTCGTTCTGCGCTTTGGTGCGCTTGGGCTCTTTAACGTGGATTTCGTGAGGTGACTTGTCGTCGAGTGGTAATGAGAGAATGGTGTCTATGGCGTTATTTCTGATTGCTTCGCTTCGAAGCAGGTATGTTTGCTTCATCGGTCCTCCAGGCTACTGTGGAGTGATAGATAGTCTTCCCACACTTGCTACATACAAAATGAGTTCCATTGTTGATGGTGTTTTGGTACTGACTGAAATCGTGCCCGTAAATCAGGCATCGCAATGTCATCACCTGTCCCCTTTTACTGTAAGACCAGCGGCGCGGATGGCGTCAGCGCAGTAGTCGATGGCGCAGTTGTGCCCATTGTCGAATTCATCTTCAACCATGACTTTATCGGGTAACTCAATCTCGATAGCTGCTCGGCTGTCACGGAAAGCTTCCCACATATGGTCGATGTCTTCTGCTGAGTACCCCTCCCCGCACCACAATTCATCCCACGGCGTTAGCGGCGCTTCACCGAACCACTCTTCCCACCAGTCCTGAAACGCAATTCTTACCTGATGCATTCATGCCTCACTCAATGTTAATTTTTAAGCAGTGTTTGATACAAAACGTAAAGAGCCACAAGGCAACCCAATAATGTCCCTAGGTTAGGTTCATTTTTACCGAACACATAATGTGTTCCAATGAAGCTCATCCATGAACAAAACAAACCTGAGATCACTCTGATTGCTACGTTAATTGCTTCTTTCATGATTTTTTTCCAAATCAGATAATTTTGAATAGCATAACTCCCTATCACCAAATAAAAAGGCCACTGTGTAAGTGGCCCTGTTAATCTTCTTCGCCTGTGAAGACCGTCCATTTTCCGACGCCTTCCCATCGACCGTATCTACAACTCTGCGCATCGAAATCCCTGCCGAACAACTCGTAATGGAATGCAAAAACATGCAGCCATGAACGTCGAGGCTTAAATTCAGGATGTCTTCGGTTTATCGCCATGTACCAGCGCGTCATGCTCCACGCTTCGACAGCAGGCCAGATGAACCATACCCATGCTATGAACAGGATGAATATCGCCAGCAGCGCATTAAGAGCGATGCCGGAAGCCATCAGGTAAGTGCTCATACGTCAGCCCCTTTCGCGTAACGCTTGCCGGAAGACTTCGGCGTGTTTGCTGATATGCACACCGCCCGTGCCTCGTCCTGATCGCATCCCATGAAGTGACCGTTAACGAATCGCTGATAGACCGTACCCAGTGAGCCAAATCGGTTTTTGGTTACGATGATTTCTGCAAATGGCGCTGCCGGACTGTTCTCGTCGTACACAGCCTCGCGGTAGAGCATGATGATTGAATCGGCGTCCTGTTCGATGCTGCCGGAGTCGCGCAAATCTGCGTTTGTGGGGCGCTTGTTGGGGCGTTTCTCGACATCACGTGATAGCTGACTGAGCGAGATAACCGGCGTCTTCAGGTCCTTCGCCATCGCCTTCAGGCTTCTGGAAATATGCGCGATAGCCAGGTCGTTACGGTCTGCCTTTGGCTTCTCAATCAGGCCGAGATAGTCAACCATGATGAGCGAAAGGTGTTGGTGCTCCTGCTTGTGCCGTTCTGCCACTGCGCGAATCTCTTCGACGGTAAGCTTGGAGGCATCGACCAGCCACACATCCAGCTCTGCAAGGTGGCAAATTCCGTTTGATACCCGCGCCCATCCTTCGTCGTCCATTCGCGCCGGGTTGCGCAAAACGTTTACCGAAAGATTTCCCGCGCCCGCAATGCTTCGCTCTGCGATCTGGAGTTTGCTCATCTCCATGCTGAAAATCAGCACGCCGCGCTTTGTGTCTGTGCCGGGTAATTTCCGGTTAGCCACGCCTTCGGCAATCTTCAGTGCCAGCTCCGTTTTACCCATACCAGGCCGCGCCGCGATAATCACCAGGTCTTCGGCGTTCATCCCGCCTGTAATGGCGTCCAGTTCGTCGATACCGGTCTTCATCGTGTCCGACTCTTCACCGTTGCGTAAGCGCTTCTCCAGCGTTTCGGCATAATCGTCCAGCACATCACCAAGACGTACAGGCTGCACCTGTTGCTTTGGCTTCCTGATGGCTCCCAGACGTTTTACCAGCTCGTCCATTGCCTGCGTTGAGGCGTCCAGCGTTCCGTTGCTGATTGGCCCGCGCATTTCATCCATCAGTTGCAAAACCAGTCGGCGCTGATAGGCATCCGTCACCATTCCGGCGTAGCCTTTCAGGTTTGCCGCGCTGGGGCATGATTTGGCAGTTTCCATGATGTCAGCAAAATGCCCTTCCCCGCACTCCTCGGCAACCATCAGGCCGTCAATCAGGTTACGCACGGATGCGTGTTTCTGGATGACTCTGTAGGCTGTCTGGTAAACGGGAATGGAGAATGCTTCTGCCGGTAGCGTCGCAAGCACTTCACTGGCTGTTGGAGTAAGGCCGCCCATTAGCAGGCCGCCGATAACGCTGGCTTCGATATCCTGTCTCATAGTGTTCCCTCACGAATTGCGGTTAAAACTTTTGGCTGAAGCAGATAGTCGAATGTAGCCACCCAGCCGCGATCGTTATCTCCGAAGTGGAAAGGTCTTGCAGCGTTCATGAAGGCTTTGACGTATGCCCGGTAACCGTCGAGGTTTTTGGTCGCGAGAGAGTCAATCAGCTTTTTCAGTTTGCGCTGGCGTTCGGCATTGGCTTCAACAGCGTGAGGAAGACGATCCCCAACGATTTCATTGAACGCTGCCAGGTATTCGTCGTAATTGATGCGGACGGCTTTTCGCTTTTCAGGTTTAACCGGCTCGCGGTCATCGCAAGATGACTGTGTGTTTTCTTTTCTTTCTTTCTTTTGAATAGTTTCTTTTGTGTGACTCTGTTTTGGTGACAGGGTGGTCACCGTTTTGGTGACATCTTTTGTCACCAATACAGTGACATTGTCACCAGAATAGTGACACCCTTCGATTTTCCACTCTGAGATGTTCTTGTTCGGGCCAATCTGCATCCCTTCTTTCTTCAGAACATTCATAGCGATAAGCTCGTTTTTAGCCTTGTTAACCTTCTGCCGAGGGAGTCTTGTCAGGGCTGATATCTGGCTATCGGAAATGCGATCCATTTTCTTGCCGAATCCGTATGTTTTCCTGCAAATGGCGTGAGCAACCTTGCTCTGGTTCTTCGTCAAATCAGCACCTATAAGCTCGTCGTACAGCGCGTTAGCAAGACGGGTATACCCATCTTCGAGATCAGCCACGCGTTGCTCCACAGGCCGCTCTTTGGGCCTCAGGTGTGTTACTGTTGCCAGATTACTCATGACCTTTACCTCTGAATAATTGCTTAACCCTTTCCCACTCAGCCCGGAATCGACCAGGCTGCTTGAAACCGGACAGGTAGCGATCACGAATAATGTTTTTGTGTAATTTGTCCTGGTCAGGACTGAATGGTTTTGTCATAATGACTCCTGTGAATTGATCCAGTAATTCCGCTCAGAATTGAATGGTCATTTGCTCCGAACGCTCAGTTACCGCTGGGCGTTTTTTATTTGTCAGAAGATGTGCAACCTGACGGGCGAGATGTGCCATTTCGTCATCGACAACGCCCCACTCCAGAACGGCGAGAAGCATCGAGAATTTCGGTATCCAGTCTCGTTTCCACCGGCTAATCTGCGCTTTATCCACACCTACAGCTGCGGCTGTTTTCTCAGTGCCGAGTAATGCGATTTTGTTGAGTAAGGCGCTCTCAATGCGGAGAGCCTCATTGCGTTTGTTTGCGTGTTCCATCGTTGATACTTCCCTTTAGTGAATAGTTAATTAGTCGCATCGGGTGATGCGATTGTGAGAGTGGGCCGAAACAGCCCGCAGGTTTTTAAAGAGCGTGTTGCTTAACTTGCTATAAGCAGTTGTGCCAGGTCGGGCCGGATGTCTTGCGCCTTAACTTTGCCGCCAGTGGCCTTAACGATTTGCATGACGTAGCGAACCTCAATTCCACCGCCATGCAACCACCGCCAAACTGTTGGCTGAGCAACGCCGCAAAGGTCAGCAAGTTTTTGCTGACTACCTGCGATGCTGACAGCTCGCTGAATTGCTTTATTAGTCATATTTAATTCCTTTACGTATTACTCAAGATGGATAATAGCAATGAGTATTAATATTGGCAATAGCGAATCGCTTTTGACGAGCAATACGTCTGCGTATAGATTTGCGCATATGAAAAACGAAACTCTTGCTGACCGCCTGTCTCAGGCGATGGAAATGACGGGCATGTCTCAGGGAGCGCTTGCGAAGGCTTCAGGCGTTGCTCAGCCTACGATTTGGAGATTGGTCTCAGGGAATGCCAAGGGGTCAACTCGCATTGTTGATATAGCCAATGCTTTAGGTGTTAGGCCTGACTGGCTATCTTCTGGTGAAGGCGAGATGAGCGAGGAAGGACAGAAACCTACCCCTAAACAAGCACCTAATGAAGCTGGCGTATACCGGGTCGATGTACTGGATATTACGGTGAGCGCTGGCCCGGGAACTTACATGATTTCTGATTCTGTTGAAGTTCTTCACGCAATTGAATTTACCTCAGAGCACGCAAAGTCCTTGTTTGGTAACAGGCCTGACGGTGAAGTAAAAGTTATGACTGTGGACGGGGATAGCATGTCCCCTACCCTGAATTCAGGCGACAGACTTTTTTTTGATGTCTCGTTTCGTCATTTCAAAACGGATGGTGTCTATGCCTTCGTTTTCGGCAGAACATTCCATGTTAAACGCCTTCAGATGCAAGGTGATAAGTTGGCCGTCTTGTCAGACAATCCATCATATGAGAAGTGGTACATCACTGAAGAAAATCAGGATCAGTTCTACGTGATAGGTAAGGCTTTGATCCATGAATCAATCAAATACAGCAAGCTGTAGCAGTGGCCTATGACTCATATCAATGGTAACTGTCGGATTATCGGCGTAGCGATCGAGACTAAGATGAAATTAATTTAAAGATTTAGCCTGTCTGGCATTAAAAATAAACACCAAGTTATCAATATTTTATGCCGACATCTCGCATAAAACACACAAAGGAAAATGAAAATAATGTCAACCGAATACTTAAAAGAAGCTCCAGAGTTTGTTGCAAGGAATGCAGACAACTGGCTGATATCAGCTTCTAACATTGGTCCAAACAAGTACCTATCTATTTCGTTCGTAAGATATGTTGTAAAACATATAATAGATGAAAATGGTTTGCCCTCTGGAGAAACTAAGAGCGAGATGGAAATATTAGCAACCTATTCTCTTCGTGAAGAATTGGCAAGAGAGCTAGCTGCAAACATCCCTAAAATGCTTGATGATCATGATGTCAGGCCCTCTCTTAGAGTAGAATAATTGGGATGAGAGACCTTGCAGAGGGAAGTACAGCTTCCCACATTTCGTCCCCAGACATTTTAGGTGCTAGCTCGGTTAGAGAGCCGTATAGCACTTGACCTGCTCCCCGTTGATTAATACACCGCGATGTTAGTAATGTCTTCATAAGCCACATGAGGACATCCCCATGAAGAAG